GCAATTTTACTGCCATTGCCAAGTCCTGATAATTTCTTAATGCGTTCTTTTTGGTGTGTGCTACTGCTTGGATCCACGTGATCAATTGTGGCAAACACTTCAGCTTTTTCTTCTGGGCTAGCATCTGGAAATTCTTTATCAATTTTAACTTTAACTCCAGTTCCGCCAATCGTAAAGTTTTTCATTTCACGATTGTAAAAACCGCTGGCAAATTTTTCCATATCTTCTTTACTAGCACCTTGTGGTTCGTTAGCTGGAGCAATTGGCTTTTGACTTGGGTCAAAGCCAAATTCTTCTAATGTTAATCCTGCCGCTAGAATCATTTCACCTAGTGTCTTATCGCCAATCTTGGTATCAGCTTTTGCGCCTGCGTCTTTAGCTTTACGCACAGCATGTGCCATTTTTTCCATACCCTTGTTAGCCAGTGTCTCGGCACGTTTACGAGGATCAGTATTTTTATCAACTTTTCTGTAAGGTCCATCAAATGGAATGTCTGAATCTTTTTCTTCAGCCATTTGCGTTTGTGGTTCTGTTCCTGGAGCAGGAGCCGCCGCAGGTTGTGCTTGGGCTTCTGGTGGTGCTTCTGGTGGTGCTTCTGGTGGTGCTTCTGGTGCAGGCGCTGGAGCTGGAGCTGGTTCCGCTTCAGGTTTTTCTTCTTCGCTGCCTTCGCCGCTGAATATTTCTTTGTTGCCTTGATAAAACTCTGGATGATTAGTTTCAAAATATTGAATTACTAATGCGCGAGCATCTACATTTGGATTAGCGTTTTCTAAACTGGCTAGTAATGTTGGATCGGGATAAACTGCTTTTACTGCATCGCCAATATTAGGAAATCCTTTTAGTTCATGACTCATCAACTCTTTGATTTTATCCTTAGTTTCTGTGTCATTTAAATCTGGAAGATCATCGAGTCCTTCAACAATACTGTCAACAAAGTTAAGGAACTCTGCTTCTTCTTTGGTCATTGAATGAACTTTTTCTTTACGAGCCTTAGCTAGAGTAGAAGGACGATTTTTACGATGAACTGCATCGGCTTTGGTCATGTCATGATTGTTGCCAGTTTCATCTAAAATGTCATCGGGTCCTAGTTCAGCTTTTTCGCCAACTAGACTGTAAATGTAAGGGAACACATCTTTTAATTCTTCTTTAAAACTACGTACTGTTAAACGATCAATCCAATCATTAACAATAGTTTCTGGTATTTGTTGACTTGCACGTGGCTTAAAACTTTCTACAAATTCTTCATAGTATGAACTGCGTTGTAGATCATGTATTTGTTTCTTAACTTGTTCAATACGTTCAGCAACTTTATCATTTACTTCACTCATTGCTTCGCTTAGTGTTTCATTACGACCAACGTAGTTTTTAAACATACGTAATTTGGCCATTTCTTCACTTAGACTAATAACGTGTTGTCCAACATTGTCATATGGATTGCCGCCGTGTGCAATATGTTGTGCCATAGCACGAGCGCCATTTAAATGTTTTACTGGATAACGAAAACGTTCGCCCATATTATTTTCAATATGAATGCTTTCAATATGCATAGTTCGGCCAGCGGCTAAATCTGGATTAACAGCTTGATTATGTCTAATGATAATCTTAGCCTCTCCTAAGTCCTGGAAGCTCACTCTAGCGGAACCCCACATTTTACTTTCCATCATGTTTTCTTCTCCATCTTTGGCATGGAATTCAAAATCTCGCTTATCGAGATTACTCTTGCCCAAATTATCTACTTGAAATTTTAATAAATTACGTCTTGCTAAATCTCTGAAACTACGAATAAACTTATAAGCACCGTGGTGTGTCTCATTGTTTTCTTTGTCAATAAGATCACCACCTGCTTTGATCACAACACCGTCATCCTCGTCTAGAGTAATAGTGATAGTTCCTAGTGCCTTACCGTCTTCTTTGTATTCAAACTCGAACCAACGGGCTTTAGGAATGTCTGTTTTTTTACTCAAAACTTGGGTGGTTTCGTCCGCAAATTTAATGGGGCGAAAACGTGTTTCAATCTTTCCGTAAATTTCTTTTGCTACTGAATCTAAATTTGGGTCCATATGATATTTATCCGAGTCCTGATATAAAAATTGGCATTGGAGGCTCAAAATCCTCCTGCCATTCGTCCCTAGAAGTCATGCTATCTGCAATTCTAATATCCCAATCAGCTAGAACTTCGCTCATGCGTATGACTAAAAGTAAGCTGGAAATTAGGTCATCATGTTGCCCGTCTTTAGCTTTAAATGTAATATTATGTGCCACAAAAGTTTTTAACTGACTAATAGTGGGCTTGCTGTAAATTGTCATTTTGTCAGTTTCTACTAGGTATTTTAGTCGGGCACAAGCGGCAATTTTAGTACCGTGAGTAGTGTTGAAACCTTTTCTAAACTTACGAACATGCCCTTTACGGATAGGTTCGCTGACAAACATACCCGGGAATGTTTCTTCTCCATTTTCACTGATTGCTACTAGTGCGGCTTCACCCACGGTGTTATTTTCCACGCTCCAGTAGATACTGTTTACATTATGCTCGCCTATCTTAGTCTGTATATGTCTAAGTATTTCGCGCAATAGTTTAACTTGTTCTTGTACTTTTGTAATGTTATTTTGCCACTCGCCTACCTGTGTAAAACTAGGTAATTCAAATATTTGTATAGCGGCAAAGTCGCCTCCAGTGCCTAAACTAGGATCTAAACATACAGCATACAAATGTTGGTCAGTAAGTTCTCTATACCAACGGACTTGCCCCATTTTAAGCATTGGGTCCTTACCTAACATGCTGGCTAATTTTATACTATCTATTAGAGTTTCATCATAGATTAAGAATTCGCAACCATACTCGCGTCGGAACTTCTCTTCTCCAATACGACCCATCTCAGCAATGCGCCATTTTTCATCACGATCTGGATGCTCGTCCCACATGGCACGAAAGCCAAAGAAACCATTTCGTCCTTTGCCGTCTTCTGTTTCATTACCAAACGTATCAAACTTATCCTGACTTTCTTTCCAGATAGTAGCAAAAGTATCTTCGTCGCTATTAGGAGTTGAAGTAATAATTGCTCTACCACCAGTTGCTAGTGTTGGTGATATTGAAGTCCAAAACTCTTCAGCAATGTTAGGTTGTACGAAAGCAAACTCGTCACAATATAGTAATGATATTGACATACCACGACCTGTATTGCCCGTGGTTGTTTGACTTACAATACGTGATCCGTTATCAAATTCTATACTGCCTTTGTTATAACTGACAACACCCGCACGTATATGATCGGAGCAAAGTTCGTATCCATAACGGATACGTTGCATAATTTCCTGCGCACCTAAGTATTTGTGTGCGGCAACTAAAATAGTTTGGTCTGGATGGAACATAGCGTACCATAATAGGTAAGCGGATGCACAGGTTGTTTTGCCGCTTTGACGTGGCAACATGTTTACATTAAATCTGTTGTTATGATAACTGCCCAACAGTCTTACTTGATAATCGAATGGTTCAAATAGAACTTTGCCACGGACTGCATGTTGTATGTAAAAAAAGTTTTTAGCGAAATACAAATATCCAGACTCTGGATCCATGCAGGCGGCAAAATCAACGACTTCTTTTTCAGTAAATCGTTCTTTGCTATGCGCTTTTTTGACTAGTACGCCTTCTAATGATTTTGACATAGTTTTATTTACTAAAAAAAATAGCTCCCGAAGGAGCTATTTGGCACTATAAACAGAGTGCTAACTGCGACGAATTATTGGCCTTTTAAACGCTTTTCAATTCTGGCTGCTGTATCTTTTTCGTGTTGTGGTACGTTAGATCGACGATTAACATTCTTAACAAATTTTAAATCATTCTTTCTACGTTTATCTTCCGCTTCTTCTTTACGACGTTGATCATCTGTTTTATTAAAATGATCAAGAACGCCTTCTTCTAAATCTCTTCTTTTTAGAATTTTATTTTTTATAGCATCAGCCTTTGCTAACTGTGCTTGATCACCGTGCTTTCTTAAGCCTTCTTCACCGCCTGGTGTATGATCTCTGCCTGCCTTTCTACGTGCATCACTGTACTGTTGATTAAGTGCAGGAACACTTGCTTTTGCTTTTTCACGATACGCCGCTTGTTTTTCTGGAGTATCTAATACTTCTGCTACATTTCGACTTTCGCGTAATTTAACTTGTTCATACATATCCTTAAGTTGAGATACTAGACTTTCTCTCATTGGATTTGTACCAACTGGTTGTCCTGGAATTTGATGTTGTTTATGTGGTTGATTAGGACCGCCTGCTAAACTTGTTGTCATGTAAGCAATGCTTTGATGTTTTACATCTGGTTGATTAGCAAATTTAGCTGCCTCGTCCATTTCATTGTCACCTGAAACTGCCGCCACTGCCGCCTTGATTTTTTTCTCTGGGCTAACTGCTGGTTCATCTGCATGTGGGCCTTCATCATTTGCATCGATAATTTCTAAATCATCCTGACCGTGTGGCTCTTCATCGCCAAAAGGTCCTTTGTCAATTTCTACATCGTGTGCTGGACCGTCAATTTCAATCGCACCATCGTGTGGAATTTCTACAGCAGAAGGAGCGTGACTTGCTACATCTTCTAAGTTTTGTAAAACATTTAACAAATCACGAATGCCGCCTTTGCCGCTAGCGTTCATACTGACATTCATGCTAACTGAATCAGGCTGTTGTGTACCTGGCATACCGCTTGGCATTCCTACCATACTTGGCATTGGACCACACTCTTCAACTTGGCTATGGCCGTCTTCGGTCAATACTTGTGTTGAGTCAAGTGCAGAAATCTTTTTGTATAAATCATTAAAGTTCATATTATTTTCCCTTGCCAATACCGTAATGTCTATCTGACACCATTGGTGATAGCTTCATTTGTTTTGTTAACAGTGAGTCTAAGTTGTCTTTAGCAGGCGGCTGAAGTTGTTGCTTTTCACCTTTAGCTTCTGCAGGGAATAACTGTGCGTTAATACCTTCAACTTTTTCTAAATCATGTTTCTCTAATGATTTTAAAAAACTTAATTTGTGTTCTTCGCCAACTAGATTTTGATTATTGCTAGCCTCGTAAGGAGTGTTTAGCAATGCTTCATCTGGATTATCTTCTGGAGTTGTTTCAAGTCCAAACATAAATTGTGTATTAATAAGCGTTTCTTCTGATTCGCCAATTGTTCTTACAACAATATGCTTGCTATCAATGCCCATGTGTTCATGAATTGTTTTAGCAATCATTGGACTGTTAGATGGGTAAGAAACTGCTACATCAAATACTGTAACTTCTCTAAATTTTACGTTGGGAAAATCAATAGGACTTTCCTGCATAGGTGTGCGTTTAGCATTTTTAATGCTTTCTACATTAAACTGAGCTAATGCAATTTTAAGATTGTTAGCAAAATCTTTAGGAATATCTCCGGCGATTTTCACCTTAAATTCGTAAACTTTTTTGCTTTCTGTTAAGTATTCTTTAAATGATTTCATAGTGGCTTCCATCATGTATTTATTTCATATTCTTCAATTTTTCTATTAAACTGTTGCGATCTGTAATAATTACACCCTCACCAGTAATATTAATACCGTTTTCGTCTGTGTTATGACTATCATTGTCCAGCTTTTGTTTCTTAAGCTGAAGATCTATCATTTTTAATTTTTTATCTAACTTGGCTGTTTTAGCACTAATTGCATGTCCTAGCATACTGGCCGCTACTTCAAACAAACGTCCGCTGTAACGTGCTTCAACATTCATGCCCAGATCCATAATATCTTCGTAGGCATCCTTAGCTTTTTGTGCCAGTTCATCCAACTCGGCATCGCCCATGTCTCCTAGGCCTTTTACCTGAGGGAGGGCCGCACTAATTTTATCAAATTCCTGAATATCACGTAGTAGTGCAGGAGGAGTTACAGGAGTCTTAACTTCGTCAGCTTTAACTACCTTTTTACTTTCTGGCAAATTTAAAATTTCTTCAAGTTTTTTTGTCATACATTTACTTATGCTTTTCCGTTATGGAATAAATCATTTTCATTAAGTACACGAAACTTGATACCCTGTTGTTTGGACCAAATGTTAGCCGCTTGCCACTTGGCTTGATTTTTAATATACTGAGCTTGATTATACTTGTTTTTGCCCACACGTTCTAAAATCGCTTGGCTAGCCGGTTTAATTTCAATCAGTTCAGTGTTAACTCTGCTATCTTTATCAACATACTGTATAAAAAAATCTGGGACATACACTGTCTGCTTACCTGTGAGTGGATCTCTGTAGGGAATTTTAACTGCTTCGCTAGCCCATTTTTGTACACTTTCATTAGTGTCACAAAAATTCATAAAACTCCATTCCCAACTGGATCTATAGGTAGGTTCTTTGATCCCAACATACTTCTCGGGATTTTTCATGACAAACTTACCTCTGGCAAACTTGGTTGACATCTTACACCAAAATGTTTCTGGATTCGTACGGGCTACTTGTAGCCGCAACACGATATCCTAATAGACTAGTATTTTCTCTGTAGGTGTTTAATACTTGAGCAATTACTTGTGTCAGCTGTAGATCAGTAATAGATTTTAATGTATCTAGTAATTGAAACACCTGCACATTATCAATACGTGCTTGATTTAACATAACAATGCTGATAGTTCTTGCACTATCTAGATCAAATCCTCTCTTTTGAAAGTAACCGATAACAGCATCTATTTCTGCCGCAGGAAAACTAACCGGGTACTGGTAGTACTTGTCAAAAAATTGTCTAACAATAGTTGAGGTGTCTGTTGAAGAATTTACTGGTAAATTAGTTTGTGACATTATTGGCCTGGACTTATTGTGATTGGCATAGCCGAAGTTGTTGTTGTGTTGGCAGATGTTCCCGGGAAGTTAGTATTTCCTACTGTATTACTTGTTGATGGTACTGTAGTTAATCCCGGAGTACCTGTTGGACTTGTAGGAACAGCACTATTGGTATTTTGATAATTATTAACAGTCTGTACTGCATTGTTCAAAAAATTTGAGCTATTATTTTGCGTCATATCAGCTTGCAATAAATTGTTAGGAGAGTAAGTATCTTTAGGGACTGAAACTGCAAGAGGATTAATTAATGGACTGGTCGATTTGTCATAGAATTCTTGACCCCACCCTTCAGGATCACCGGGAACAACTTCTCCTGAACCGTATTCTACAGCTTCAAATGATAAAGTCATTACATTATCATGCGGCTGTTGGCTTTGACTATAATCAACAGTTTCATGACTCCAACTAGCAATGATAGGATTTATTAGCTTGTAACTTACATAGGTTCCTTGAGCCATTTGATAAACAGTAATATAATTAAAAAACGGATCAGTAGAGCCTGAATCTAGACCATAGGCGCTACGTGTAAAACTAAAATTTCTTGTAGCAGTTCTATTAAATGCTCCTGCTAGTCTAGCTGAACTACTGTCTGCGTAATAGTAATTAAAATAATTTTGCCACATTAAATTAATAACACCCATGTTATCGTCATGGAATTTAAGTGTGATATCTTCGTAGGTAATTTTTTGTTGTATATTCTTTTTACGATTATACTGGTTTGCCTTATCTATTTGAGCAGTAAATTTAGGAAGCGTTACGCTTTTCACTAGCATTCCTAAAACTGTTCTGTAATTATTATTTAATACCGGTGTAGCTAGTGCATTAGGATTGATACTAATTGCCACGTGGAATAAAAACTTTTGCTTTGGACCGTATACCTGATTATTATCACTAAAAAGTCGTGCGGCATGTTGCCAATCACGCAGATCAGGAGCAGTATTATTATTACTTAGATAACCATTGAGAATATTTGCCATACTATATTTATTATAATCATTAACTACGCAGTTAACGATAATTCATAAAAAAGCTCGCCTGAGCGAGCTTTATTATTAACGTGTTCCGCCGCCACCGCCACCAGTAGCGGTTGAGCCTGGAGAGCTTGGACGTACTGGACTTGCTGACCCAACACCAGAACCGCTTGGCGTTTGTACTGCGTTATCCATTTGAATTGTTAGGGTAATTTCAGCTGGACCTTGTTGGCTATAATCGATAGCTTCATAGTTAGCTTGTTGTACATAACAACCATAACATTCCCATGTTTCAAGAATGTTTGGTGTGCTTGCACCGTTACCACCGTCTAACATTTCAATACGTAATGTAAACTTATAATCAATACCGCTAGCGGCACTTGATTGCTCATAGAAGTCGAACTGTTTCTGCATCTGTTCGCCAACTAGTTTGCTAACTGCTCCTGTACTGTCATCACGTAGCTTGATCTGTATAGTTTGCCATTTTGGTTTACCAGCGTAGTGAATCTGGCTGTTGTAAATAGGAATTACCTGATCTTCAAACTGCACGTTAGGACGTGCGGCCGATATAACTTGTTTTGTTAGTTCAGTTGTTGGTGTGCTGACGCCAAAATTTTCAAAGCTCACTCTAAAGCGATACTTTAATTTTGGCATCAACATGCCTTGTGATGTAGCACTTTGGTCTGACGCTAAAGGTACTGTAAAATTTGATAATGCCGCTATTGCCATGTTATATGTTCTCCGTTATGCTGTTAGACCTTTGATTGCGCCAGTATTTTCTAAACGCATTGGAATATAGATAAATTCCGCTGCCTTTACTGGCTCAACTGCGATATCAAGATGCAATTCACTACGATCGATACGTGCAGGTGTATTATTAGAAGTGTCGCAAACTACTAGATAGTCATAAATTGCACGTTGACCTACTAGTTCTAATAATAAACTATTTGCCGCGTTCTTGATTTCGTTACGAGTAATCGTATCGTTTGGTTCAAACACATATGGTTTGGCCAATACGTTGAATTGTCGACGTAGATAAATTACTAAACGTGCAACGTTGATACGATCTAAACTACTTGCCGCTAATTGACGTGTGTACTGTCCGTAAGCAACTAAACCTGTTCCATTGATAAATGTCACTGGGTTTACATGGATTGCGGCTAACGCATCACGTTGTCCTGTGTTTAGTGCTACTGATTGGAATGATCCTGTAGAATCTACATAACCAACTGCACTTGCATTTGTAATTCCGCCACGACGTGTACCAGCTGGTGAAAACCATGGATAGCTAACATTGTCGCTTAGAGCGATTGTACGTAACATCATGTGGCTTGGAGGTACAGCAATATTGTTTCCGTTATTGTCTGTGGTATAACCTCATGGATAGTACATACCTAAGTATGGATCTGTAGTTGTTAAACCTTGCTCGCCGTTGCTAGTTGCTTTGGCTGTGTTAGCTCCCCAGTTGCTTAAACTTGTAGCATCTGGAGTTAAACGTGCTGGTGTGTCGCCTACCACAAAACTTTGAATTCCGCGGTCGTAGTTTAATGAAACCATTTCATCAATTAGCTCAGTGTATCCTGGGCAAGCAATCAAGTTATAGCTTAATGAATCTTCATCGCGAATGTTTTGATTACTGTTAACTAATGAACCTAGTGCTTGTACAATAACTGCACGTTGTGCCTTACGTCCAAATGTGCCTGCGCCGTTACTTTGGTTAGCGGCTTGGCTTACCCATGTGTGTGGATAGTAACTTGTTTGATTTTCGTTGGTCCAACTGCGTGGGTTTTTACCTTGTACGTTAATATAATTACGTACAAATTTCTTAACATTATAACCACTACGACGTAGATTCCATAGCAACATGCCTTTTGGATACTTGGCAGGATCTGGAGCATCGTAATCTAAGAAATCGCTGTTCATCATACTAACGATTGTATCTTGTGTACTGTTTAAACCTGTAGAGTTCCAACGTGCATCTGCAAACACAATACCGTTTTCTGTTGTATGATCGCCGTTGTTGACTAGTACCCATGT